AAGACGTTCACAGGCCCACCTTCAATGTGATCATGCCGGTGGAAGCTGCAGACCCAGCGAGCGGGCTGCTGCAGCGAGCGTGGCGTCGCTTGCGCGGCTTGGCCGCCTCAGCGCGTCAGCAACTGTTGAACTGATCAGGGGCCGGCGGGCTTCGCCGGCAGAAAGTCTGCGGCTCGCAGCCTGATACGCCTTGAGCGCGCGTACGCGAGCAGCTTGCGATGATATTTCTGCGGGATATTCCCGCCGGTGCCGCCCTTCTCGCGCGGCGACTGCCACCGATACGGCGCGGTGTATGCCGTCTGCGTGATCTTGGAGACGACTGGCGGCCCACCGAGCCGCCGGATGATGGTCGTTGCCGGTTCCATCGCTTGGCCTTGGGGCGGTTCATTGTGTCGGCGAAGCAACACTTTCGGATTTTCCAAATCTGAAGTCAAGACTATTTACGTTTTGCCGAAACCACCGGCCCAAATTACAGGTTTACAAGGTACGCAATTTCTGCTTATCAGAAAGCCTTATTTCTGATTTGATCGAAGATTGGACGACTTACATGAACCTTACGTACATCAAAAAAGCATTTGCCAAGACCGGCAAGTCGAAGAGCGGACTGGCCGAGGCGCTGGACGTTGCCAACTCTGCCATCAGCGAGCTGCTCGCCGGCCGGCGCGCGATCAAGGCCGACGAGGTGCCCCTCATCACCAAGTATCTGGAGCTGGACCGCATACCAATCGTCGGGCGTGTCGGCCTCGGCGGACTGATCGTGCCGGCCGGCGACGGCGCGCTGGGCATGATTAGATTACCGTTCGCGCCACCGGACGAAGTGGTCGCCTTCGACATCCCCGACAACACCAGCATGTACCCGCGCTACCAAGCCGGCGACGCTATTGTGTGCTGGCTCAAGCAGCGCCGGCCGCTGGTGAGCTTTGTTGGCGAGGAGGTGGTCGTGGAGACCCGCGACGGCCGGCGCTTCCTGCGCCACCTGATGGCCGGCAGCCGGGCAGGCCTCACCACCCTGCATAGCTTCAACGCGCCGCCGGTTGAGAACGCCCGCCCCACCTGGGTGGGGGAAATCTACCTCACGGTGCGGGCGGCACAGCGGCAGCTGCTGGAGGATCGCCCGGCTGGTCGGCGGCGCGCGGCCGGCGCAGCTCGGGGGGCAGGCAAGTGAGTTGGTACATCGTCAAAGGCTATGCCGCCGACAACACGCTGCTGTTCGCTTGCGGCACTGACGCACCGACGCCTGACGTGGCGAAAATGTACGTCGCGGCCGAGCTGAAAAAGCGCCCTGATACCAATGCCAACTACAACCGCGCGGAGCGGATCGAGGCGAAAATCGGTCGCAGGCGCAACTAGTAATCGGCCCTTTTGGGATTATCCGAAATTTTTTTATTGACCCGTTTTCGTTTTTCCAAAATACTCGGCCTCCTCACGACAACGGAGGCCGCCCATGTCCCTGCTTTCGAAGCTGGCGCGCGCGCTGCGTGGCGCCAATGACGAGCCGGCGCCGCCGCTACCGCAGGCGGTGCCGTGCGAGGGCTCGCTGCGGGACGAGCGCAACCTGATCGGCAGCGACGGCGTGCTGGTCACCGAGGTGATGCTGCAGATCGCAGCTGCGCGCGCCTACCGCGAGTGGCTGCTGTACACCCGCGAGGGCCACGAGCCGCCGCCCATCGAGGTGCTGCTGGATGACGAGCTGACCGCGCTGCATCGCGTGGTCAACGCCATGTTTGCCTGCCGCGAGCGCCGCAGGGAAATCGACAAGATGACGCCCGACGAGCAGCGCGCCGCGCAGCAGGAGCTGCGCGACTACATCGTCCGCCACGGCATGGGCGGCGGGAGGCTGCAGTGAGGCTGTTCCGTAGTCGTGAAGTGGAGAAACAGCTGCTGCAGGAGCCGCCACCGGAATATCGGCCGCCGGTGCGGATTGTGTCCGAGGTGCCGGTGCAAAGCGTGCGCCAGCGCCGCATGAGCCAAGCCGCAGCGGATGCGGCGCAGTACGTGGACAGCCTGGAGAGCGAGGTCGCGGCGCTGACGCACGCGCTCGACTTGGAGCGCAATAGCAACTCGCTGCTGACCGAAGCCAACAAGTTGTTGCACGAGGCGAAGGACGCGCTGGAGCACGACAACCTCACGCTGCGCGACGCCATGGCCAGGGTGAGAACCAAGCTGCAGGTGTCGGGCAGCATTGTGCTCGACGCCATGCAGGAAGCCGACAAATGGCCACTGGCACAGGAGGAAGGCCATGACCGAAGCGACGACGACAGCAATGACGGAGCCGCGGACCAGCGGCGCGCCGGTGCCGATGACGACGACCGCGCCGGTCACCCCGATGATGATGCTGGAGCAGGCGGTCGCCCGCGGCGCTGATATGGCCGTGCTCGAAAAGTTGATGGACCTGCAGGAGCGTTGGGAAGCACACCAAGCGAAGAAGGCGTACGACGCCGCCATCGCAGCAGCGAAGGGCCAGCTGCCGGAAATCCCCAAGACCAAGCGCGTCCGTTACGTCAGCAAAACCGGCGTCGTGGTCGAGTACTCGCACGAGGAGCTGCCGGTCATCGCCAAGCTGATCGACCCGGTGCTGAGCAGCCACGGGCTCTCCTATCGCTTCCGCACCACCTCCCTCGTCAACGAGCCGGTGCGCGTCACCTGCGTGGTGTCGCATCGCGACGGCTATAGCGAGGAGAACACGCTGGAGGCCGGGCGCGACACCAGCGGCAGCAAGAACGACATCCAGGCCATCGGTTCAACAGTCACGTACTTGCAGAGATACACCTTGAAGGCCGCGCTGGGGTTGTCTGCAGCCGACGACGATGACGGCCGCGCCGCCGGCAAGGCCGCGGCGATCACCGCCGAGCAGCTGGAGGAGCTGCAGAAGAGGATTGCGCATGTGGGGCAGGACATCCCGCGCTTCCTCAAACACTACGGCGTCGAGCGCATCGATGATCTGCCCGCTGACAAATTTGACGAGGCCATGGCCGTGCTCGAACGCAAGGGGGCCAAGCCATGACCGTCCCGACCATGCAGGTATGCCTGCTCACGATGTGGAGCATGACGGTGCCGCCGTTCGAGGCGGGGCAGTACATCACCTGCAAGCGCTGCGAGACCGCAGCCCTGATGCAGCTGCACACGCTCTCGTTCTTCTACGGTTCAGCACTGAAGTGGACCTGCGAATGGAAGGACGTGTGATGACCGAGCTGCAGCGCACCGAGGATTGGCACCAGCAGCGCGTCGGCAAGCTGACGGCGTCGCGCTTCTCGGACGCCATCACCAAGACTAAGACCGGCTGGGGTGCGTCGCGCGCCAACCTCTTGGCCGAGTTGGTTGCCGAGCGGCTCACCGGCCAGCCATACCCGCAGTATGTCAGCGCCGCGATGGCGCGCGGCACCGAGTACGAGGCGCAGGCGCGCGCCGCCTATTCGTTCTACCGCGATGTTGACGTGGTCGAGGTTGGCTTCATTGTTCACCCGACCATCGCCATGTCGGGCTGCAGCCCCGATGGTCTGGTTGGTGACGACGGGCTGGTGGAAATCAAATGTCCGAACACCGCCACGCACATCGAGACGCTGCTCGGCGCACCCATCCCAAATGCCTACCTCGTGCAGTGCGGCTGGCAGATGGCCTGCACCGGGCGCAAGTGGTGCGACTGGGTCTCATTCGACCCGCGCTTGCCCGAGCGCTGGCAACTGTTCGTTGATCGCATCTGGGTGGACGACAGCGCAATCCGCGACATGGAGAAACTCGCTACCGAATTTCTGGAGGAGGTGGCGAAGAAGGAAGCGCGGCTGCGCGCGCTCGACATGAGGGCTGCAGCATGAGCGCGCCGCTGATCTACGTCTGGAACGGCGCGGCGATGGAGCCGCTGAGATTTTTTCGCGAGCAGGCCGCCAAGCAATTCAAGGTCGGCACCGCCTACCGGCTCGTGGAGACCGAGCGGCGCTCGATGGAAAGCCACCGGCATTTCTTCGCCTGCCTCAACGAGGCATGGGCGAACCTGCCCGAGGATGTTTCTGAATTTTTCCGCACGCCGGATGAGCTGCGCAAATGGGCGCTGACGCATACCGAATTCCGCGAGGTGCGCGAGTATCAGGCGACGTCGCACACCGAGGCGCTACGCGTGGCACGGTTTCTCGGCGACGGCCCCGAGTATTCGCGCGTTGCGGTGGATGGCAGGACCGTCACCCAGTTCAAGCCGCTGTCGCAGGCGTGGTCGCAGATGGACAGCCGCGAATTCCAG